GCCAGACAAACGGACGGTAGCTACGCTCTGCCAACTTACGATAAACAGTAAAAGTAGTCTGAGGAGTCCCGAGATACATAATACGGCTATCGCTTTTGGGGGTAAGAATTGACTCTGCTTCCGTGCATAATTGAAGAAGTTTTTCACGCATTAGCTCCGTCATGGAATTGCCTGGGACTTCTATATCGTCCAAGATCATCAAATCTGCGCGGCTTCCGGTCAACTGTCCAGTTATGCCCACCGACTTTACGCTTGGGGCTTGGTGTGGAGAACAAAGGACGTCGAAACTGATGCGACTCCAACGAGAGTCTTCCGCTTTCGGTTTGAGATGATTTAGCCATGGGGTTTCAATGATTAGTTTCTGTAGGAAAATGGACATGTTGTCTGCTCTCTCTTTAGAGGCAGAGATAATCATTATTTTTCTTTCTGGGTCTTTAAAGAGTGTCCATAACACAAAAGCGCCAGTAATCCAAGATTTACCAACACCTCTAAAGGCTTGGATCTGTAATCTTTTTGGTCCATGTTGTAAGTAGTCCGCTATTGCATACTGGGCTCTTGTAGGTGATGGTAGGTCAAGCTGCTCCCATAAGGCTTGCAGAAACAGCTTGAAATCGTCCTGTAAGGCGGTTAAAACGTTATTCATAGGGTTAGGGTTAGAAAGGCGAACTGAAGTCTAAGCCTCTCCATAGACGGCTCTGCTGCTGCCTCTGAGCAGTAGGCATATAAACTTCATCAATTACTTGACGTTGAAAAGGTGAGAATGAGTTTTTACGACCTTTTAAGTTTAAATTTCTACCTTCTCTACTCATATTCCAAGTCCTTTCAACAGCAGCTAGATTTGAACTAAACTTTTCAAGTTTTTTACCAGCTCTGTGAGCTTTAGCAGCTACATCTGCTGCTTTCATGATTGCATATGCTCCTGGTCTGGCTCCTGGTATAGGTACAGCAGCTAAACCTAAAGCAGCTAAGTTTGCTGCAGTCTGACCACCACTTAAAGCAAGATCTACAAGATTTTGTGCTGAAGGATCAGCCATATAAGCCGCTCCATCCATTACTGTTCCTACAAAATCACCACTTATATTAACTAAAGGATTATTAGACATACCAGCTAAACGTGCGAAACCTCTAAGAGCTCCTTTAGCATTTATTTTAGGATCAAGTACTTCTCTTGGTATACCTCTTGATTCTAAGAAATGTGGTGTACCTGTGTCAGGTTTACCTGAACCTGCAACAGACTTTCTAATATCTAAGGTAGCTTGTATTCTCCCAGGATCTGTACCTATTATATGGTCAGCCCAAGATGAATAAAAGTTTTGGGTAGGGTTAATCCGTCTTCCTGTATAATCTACTTGTTGATTTAGGCGGTGCTCAGGTCCATATTTATCTCTTTTTGTAGTATAAATAAAAGCATCAGTATCTGCATCAGGTAAACCTTGTATAGCTTTAATAGTCTGCTGACCACCTACACCTTTAGATGTAAATTCATATTTTATATCATCTCCAGTATCTCCTGCTCTCCAGCTAGCATCTGTCTGACGCGTACGAAATGGACCTAAAGCAGTCCCTTTATCAGCAGTTATATTATGAAAATCTTGTTTAAGATGAGTATCGTAATGGGGTGAGTCTGTCGTGAACCGAGGGTTAGAAACAACCCATTTACCATCAGCGTTTTGTTCTAACGCACCTTGTCTAATCATGTCAAGGTTCTGCAAACTTGTACCACCTTTACCTGATAGATCCAAGGCTCGCATATAACGGCGGCTTGTTTCAGCCATTTGCACACCTTTTTTATAGTTCTTAGAACCTTTAGGAGCTTCTAAAAGACTTACAATCTTATCAACCCATGGACCCTCTTCGGCTATACCTCTAATATGGTGAGCTGTTAATTTCTTACCACTTCTTTTTTCTTCAAGTTTACTTTCTTTAGTAATATCAGTTATATCACCTTCAAATATAAAATTAACAACTGATTCTCTATTAGCACGTACTTCACCAGCTTGGGGTCTAGCTCTTAACGAATCAGGTTTAAAACCTGGACGCTTTTTATCTGGTTTTAGTTTATTATTGTTTTCATCATATTTAGTACCAAATATTTTTTCAAATTTAGCCCAAGCTTTTGGATCTTTAGGGTTTTTCTTAAGATGAGTTTCCCACGCCTTTTTATACTCTGGTGTACTTAAGTTTTTTAAATTTGTTTCCGGTTCAGTCCTACCTTTTTTAAGATCAGGTAGGATCCAGTTAGTTTCTGCCATAATCAAGCGTTCCAATAATTCTGCAATGAACCATACCATCCCAATCCATCTGGATCTCTGATGGCCTTATTGAACATACTAGATACTTTATCAGACTTACTACCAGTGTCAACTTCTGTTGGTTTTAGTGTAGGCTCTTCCGGCTTGTCTACCATTTGCATCACTTTACCAATTGTTCCCATCACAGCGCCAGCAGAAGGTCCTTGACTTGCTTTAGCTGCATCAAGTTTCATCATTTGATCAGCTTTCCAAGCTGGAAGTCCACTTTCTCCTCCAAATGTTTCAGATAAGTTAGTAAACATTTTACCATCATGTTTCATCCATGACTGATTTCCATCTGGTGTTTGTACTAAACCTTGATTAATCAAATCCTTTTGTTGATTATAATCTAACTTATCCATCCTTAAAAATCTATTATTCTCTGGCTTACTGTAATCAACTTTAGAAGTTTTAGAAGTAGAGGCAGGTGTAGTATTAGTCTTATCCTCTACCTTAGGAGTAATACTGCCTTTAATTTGATTATTATTTGCTTCAACTTGAGTACTTTGAGGTATATTTATATTAGGTGCTATGGTATTACCATACCTATCTGTCCAAGTACTATTAGTACCTACCCATTTAGTACGACCGGGTTCAACAGGTATATCAAGAAGCTTAGACTTTGAAGCGTTAGCATTATTAGTAGCAACACCTTTTGATGTTACTTTACCATCAGTATTAAAGGTAGTTTCAAGACCTTTACCTACAATAGCTCGTACATCTTCTACACTTCTTCCAGTATCTTCAGAATAAGCTTTTATTTGGTTTGATCTTGCTAAAGCCTGTGATACTGATCTATCTCCTGTTTCAGTACTAGCTCTCTTTGGAATACCCCAGTATTGATTATGATATTTTTGAGTATTTTTCTTAGGCTGTACAAGTCCGCCTTCTTTTAATTCTTCTTTTTCGACATCCTTTATACTTGGTATTGATAGATAATTGAGGCCAACACCTAAAGGATTCATCATAAGATCTTGCCAAGTTAAAGTGCGACGAGCACGCCATCCTAATCCTGCTTGTGATCTAGTTCTAGGACTCATTTCGCTTTACCTCTGTTTCTTGCTCGGTTTTTGCTTTGTCCTTCGAGTTTGGTACCGCCGCCTTGTTTATGCGAGACGTCCAAGTTATCACCATTCCCATAAGTACCTCGATCACGGTTGTCTTTGTTCAAAGCTGCTCGTTTTTTCTTAGCAGCAGGTTTTTTATTATACTCACGCTGATATTCCTGCTTAATCTTAAGCGCACTAGCGTGAGATTTATAATAACTAGTACTTTTGCTTGCCATATAACCTCGTTTTGACTAATTCAGGGTTTACTTTAGGCATAATTTTATTTAATTTATCAAGTGGGTTACCATCATAATTAACACCAGTGACATCATTTGTCTTTAGCCAGTCACAAGCTGCTTTAAGTTCATGGGCAGAAGCCTCACCACTCTTGACTCTCTTAAGAAACTCAAGGGTGACAAGGTTATGAAGCTCATTGAACTTCTCTTCTGTTGCTTTTTTCATGCTGTAATACCAGGATCTTCTTCCTCTTTGAGTTGTTTCAGCTGACGCTTGGTAAAACCTTTAGGAAACTTTCTTTCTGGTTTTAACTCTTTTTTATCTTGATCGTAGTTATACCATCGACCTGTTTCCATTTAATTTTCTCCAGGGAATAGGTTTTTTCTTACCAAAGCTACTGCAGCATCATCGATGGTGTTGTCGGTAGACTTAGCGTAAGCCTCTAAAAGTTCTATTACTAGTTTCTTAACTGATGTAGAACTCAAAAAGGTGAATAGAATTGGCTTAATTAGTAGCGTTGTCATTGTTTTCAGTGGGTTGTGTTTTTAATAATGAGACAATGGGGACTATATCACTGCACATATGTTCAACGCGTGAACCTGGTCTAAAGGTAAAACCCTTAGTCATTAGTTCAGCACATTTCAACGAACGTACAAGTTCATAATCTACCCTCATCTTTTCGTTTTGTCGTTTAGCTAGAGACTTACACATCTCAGTAATATTACCGTCCATAGGAACCATAAAGTTTATTTGAGCGCCGTAGTTCCAGCCTCTCGAATAACTCTCAGGATCATATGGTTTGTTTTCACTAGCTAACCAGAAAGGAGAGAAGGTCATGGTAGGACCATTACAGGCTATACCACGACCATTATATCCTCCCATCTGTTGGCGGCTTGGCGCTCCGTTATTCTGGAATTGTACCGCTTGATTGGTAACATTTCCAGTAGCAGTAGACTCAGGGGCCGCTGTGTTATATGTATCGTCTCCGTCTGCATAAGCAGGCATACAGCCTACTGTGAGAAGACCGATAAGGAGACAGTAGTAGCGTTTGTAGTAATTGCTCGATCTATATCGATTGTTTCCAACAGAACTAAACCAGTGGTTGCGTTCGCTGGTCTGTCTACTATCTCTAGTTGAAAGTCTTCTCCAGCTGTAGTTATGCTGAATATTGCATCTGAATCGGCTATACCGCCAGAGCTTGCTGAAGTAGCTGTTACATTGGTACCTGACCAACTCTGCAGCTCTCCGCCATAGACTTTCTGTTCGACCGTCTCTACAACGGTCTGAACTGTAGTGGTGGTGGCATTCATTGAGCCCTGTGTAAAGGCTGGTGTTACTGTGTTTGCTCTTGCCACGGAGGGGGATAACAGTGCTAAGAGAAGAATCCATTTCTTCATTTATGTAGTCTTTTTAGGAGGTTCTACGATTTCCGCTCCAAGTATTTTAATAGGAGTTTCAACTCGTATTGTTTGTACTGCCCCATTTAATGCAGCTCTTTTTTCATCATCAGCTTTGTAGGTACCGTCTCCTCTTTTCTTGGATGTAGATAATCCAAAACTAGCTAGTGCTCCAGTGAAGACACTCGCGATGAAAGTTGGATCTATACGATCTTGTTGGCCTAATCCAGGGATTGTAACGTAGTTTAGTGTTAATATAAAGCCTGACCAAACAACTACACCTAATCTAACAAATGTAGATAGGAGAGCTACTTGCTCTTCTTTATCATCAATACTACCCTTCAGTTTCCCCAGTAGTCCCTTCTTCTTTTCCTCGATCTTTGGTTCCATCTTTGGTGAATTTCTTTTGTATACGTTTTACAAGTTGCATGAATAGTGGTTTAAATACTTTCACACATTGTTTAAATAAACTAGTAGCAGTTAATGTAGCTGCCACAGAAATCATTGCTGTAGTAGCTGCTGTAACCATTATCTCTTCTTGAGGTAACGGTACTGTTATATCAGTAAAGGGTACATTAACCCTTTGTACTTCAGCAGCAGCAGGTTCATTATCCTCTTCTTCCTCCTCATTACCAGTTGGCCCCCTTAAAGCACCAGATGGTACTAGCATAGGTTTAAA